ATTGTCGTTGAGCATGAAGGGCAGACCGAATGAGGGACCCTATCAACCCTGACCACTACAACAATCACCCTTCCGGCATAGAGTGCATTCAAATCACTGAACACTTCAATTACTGCCGGGGGAACGCTATCAAATACATTTGGCGGGCGGGTGAAAAGGGCGATGCTATTGAGGATTTGCGGAAGGCGCGGTGGTATGTTGATCGGGAGATTCAGCGGCTGGAATTTATCAGGAAAGACAAGTTCAGATCAGAAGAGATACTGATCGGTGAAGGCTTGGAAGGGATTCAAAAAGATGCCTGAAACAGCTTTGTCAATCCTCGCCGCTGTGGCCTGTTTTACGCTGTCGGGCATGATGGCGGCATTGGTGGTGATGTACATGCAAGCGATCAAGAGGGGGAGATGAATTGAAACTCGTCGCGATTGGATAAGCCCGCCTGTTTTGTTGATCAGGTCGTTTAAGAGGCAAGCCAGGTTCGATTCCCGGCCGCGACTTCCAGCATGGTACTACAACTCACCATGCTGGGCTCTGGGTCTGTTCTGTCACATGGATAGACAAAGAGGTAGTTCTGAGGCGCCGGGTGGCTCGTTGCTGCCCGGCATTTATTCAGCACCAGGAGGGTAATATGCGTGTCTTAGGGATCGATCCAGGCCCAAATCTGTCGGGCGTCTGTCTGATCGATTACAAAACTGACAAAGACTGGGAGATTGTCTTTGCCGAAAAGGCGACAAACTCTGACGTGAAAGCCATCTTGCAAGACGACCTGAACGCCGATGTCGCGATTGAAGGTATGGTTTATCAGGGGCAAGGCTTTGGGGCCAGTTCGATCGAAACTTGTTACCAGATTGGCTGGTTCATGGCGATCGCAGCTCGCGAGAATGCCCACGTCTTTCTTTATTCTCGTCGAGAATACGGGAGGCATTTCGTCCCGGAGGGCACGCTGAACGATAGCAGTCTGCGGGCCGGCTTGGAGGATTGCTTCGGCTCTTTTTCTTGCAAAATAGCCCCGCTCTACCCGCTGAGAGGGGCGACAGACAAGCGATCGGCCTTCGCGGTCGCAATGTATCACGCAATCAAGACAACAAGCTCTGTCAAGGTGAAGAAGCATGGATGAAGCCACAAAACGAACGACGCAGGAGATTGCTCAGGTAGTCTTGCTGCGAGACGCTTACCACAAGATCAAGCGATACCTTGAAGATGGCACCTCGACCGCCCGGCACGACCTTTGGCTGCAAGGCGAGATTATCAAGGCTCATCTGCTGACGATGGAAGATGTTTCGATCGATCGCGACTACCAGTATGCACAGGTGCCCAAAGAGTTACCAAAGACCTCGGCGCGATCGGCAAGAGCAACGCGGAACCTTAACCACCTTTTTGACCAGAAACGAAAGAAGGAAAACAGTGCTGACTGACGAACAACGTGAACGTCGCCGTTATACGATCGGAGCTTCCGACGCCCCGATTGTTGTTGGCATATCGCCTTGGAGTAGCCAGCGAGAACTCTGGCTGGAAAAGGCAGGGTTTGATAGCCAGGAAGAAACGCAGAGTACCCGCCTCGGCAATTACCTTCAATACGGTGTTGCCATGGAGGCCCTAAAACAGATTGGAGGGAATATCCTGCTGGAAGAGCCGTTCTTGCTTCATGCTGATGGATGGGCCAGCGCCACGCCAGATTATATTATCGGCCAAGGCGACGACCGCGCGATCCTTGAGATCAAGACAACGCATCAGCGAAGTTGGGACATAGTGCCTGAACACTACCTGCTCCAGGTCAACTGGCAGGCTTGGGTAGCCGGTATCGACCGGGCCTATCTGGCGTGCCTGCATGGCGGAGGCGGATTAAATGTCGCGATCTACGAGATTACGCCATCGCTTCAGTCTTCTTGGTTCGTCAATGCTGTTCGCGAGTGCAAGCTGTTTTGGGACAAGTACGTTCAGGGCAACGAAGAGGTGCCAGCCAGCAACCAGGTAGCCGGCAGCGATGAATTGAAGGCAGCGATACGGGCTGAATCTGGCAAGTCTGTGGATTTTAGTGCCGAAACGCTTGGCTATCTTCGCAAACTGGTGGAGCTTAAACGCCGCAACGCGCCAGCAGCCGACGAGATTTCTGCTCTTGAAAAGCTGGTGAAAGAGCGGCTGAGTGCTGCCGAGATAGGCATGTATTCAGGCCAAACAGTAGTCACTTGGAAGGAGACAGTAAGCAGCTCGTTTGACTCGGCAAGATTCAAAACAGATCACCCGGAGCTTGCCAAGCAGTACACAAAGCAATCTATTTCGCGCCGGTTTTTACCAAAAGAAGACACAATCTTTGCCTTAACGCAGGAGCCCGTAAATGTCAGCAATTAACACGTTCGCTATCTCGGGTATCGCTCGCCACGCGGCCACGCCAGTGGGCCAGGGCAGTTATTACAAGGTGGTTCTGGATAGCCACAACAGCAAGGCTAACAGAACCGAGCCGATCGAGGTGCTGGGCAAGTCGGAGGACTTTCAGAAGATTCGGCCCAACGATGCAGTCTGCGTGCAAGGTGCGATCGGCGGGCGGATCAACGACAAAGGCTATTGCAACCTGACTCTGTTTGCGCTCACGGTCGAGATCTTCGCGCCGGCCGCCGGTGTCAACTACGCAGACGACAACGAACCGCCCTATTGATCCCTCTTTCTTTTCTGCTATCCTGTATTAACGGGCAATACAGGATGGCAGGAGAATACTATGCCGACACCAAAGAAAAAGGTGCGAGAATACGCCACTATGCAGGTTGTGTTCCGCACGAGCAACGAATACAGGCACTGGCTCCGCTGTTTGGCAGCGGACTCGGGCCTTTCTATTTCCGAGTTTTTAGAGTTGTGCTGCAACGAGTATGCAAAAAAGCACAGCCTGAGAACGCCGCCGCGTCGCTGGCCACCGGAAACGGAATGAACATGGAACGCGAAAATATACCTTCGGACGAAGATCCGCGATATTACGGGATCAAGCCGGAAGACTTGGAACGCTGGCAATATGTCTGCAAGCGATTCGAGGTTCCTGCTGCTGTTACGGTAACAAACAACAGGCCCAGGCTTGTTATTACACTGCCACGAAATGATGGCAAAGGAACATTTAAGCAGGAGATTCGTTCGCTCGAATCTTTTGTTTTTAACTTTCTCGATGCCTACTGCTACCATTTGAAACCTTTTTCTTTGAACTACGACAAGTTTCTGCCCAGGTTTGCAAAGTTCAGAGAGAAAGAGATTCACCCGTGGATCAAGCGATACAAGGAAGAGGATTAACACGTCGGCATGTTCGGCAAGAGGGACGTTGACCGAAAAACAAACCCCAAGACGCAGGAGAGAGACATGATCAAGATTTACAACGTGTTTGTGACATCTAACGCTTACGGTCACAAGGAAGAACATTGCGGCCACGTTAGAGCAGAAAGCAGGGAGGAAGCTGTTTCGATCGGCGAATCGCTCTTCTCAGATTCAATTCGTCGCGTGAACGGTGACACACTAGACCACCTTTACGCAACTGAATGGGAAGAAGTAGAACCAGGTGAACCCGAGCCAATTTGCGAGAACGATCCAGAACCTCGTTGTCGTACCTGCGGCAGAGTGCAGGAAGACATGGCTGTTTTAGAATGTGACGAGTGTTCATGAGGGGCATTCCCCCTCATTTAATCCCCGGTATTAACCAGAACAAAAAGGGTAAAACATGCGATGGCCTAGTAACCTTGAAATCATACAGATGGCAGAACTCGATCGCGGCCCGCTTTTGCTGGCCTTGCATTCGAGAGAGTCAGAGATCGATTCTTTTCTTTCTTCTCCCGAGTCTTTTCTTCTTCCTTTCTCAGCGTGCGAGCAAGCGGCTGAGGGCGCAGAGGTCGCGGAAAAGATCGAGTTGATCGAGTCGTTGGGCTGGGATCATCCAGACGCCCAGACCTCGGCAGGATCGGCAAGTCGGTTGTCAGTTTGAGTAGCAGTATTAACGGTAGATACCAGTATCCTAACAGGAGACAGACAGATGACGTTAGCAGAAAAGATCGGCGAGTTGTTGGCGGCTTACGATGTGGCTCTGCGTACCGCATCGCGAAACCATTTTGCAGAGCCTTATTACTCGCAGCTCCAAGCAGTGCAGGTAGAGCTTGTTGAGATCCTTCGCACTCACCTGCAACCTCGCAATCGACCAGAATTTCTTCTTTTTCATGGAGAGTGTTATCAGGTGTGCTACCGCACCGAACGGGTCAGCAACACCTGCGCAAGAACCGAGCATTCTTACGAGTTTGATGTGCCTTATGTGCCGCCCGTGCCCACGCCTGAAGAGGTCTCGGCAGGATCGGCAAGTCGGTTGTCAGTTTAACAATCAATATTCACTTGTGGGTGGTTCATTCCGCCCACACTTCAACGAAAGGTCAAGTAAATGAATACGAAAAACAGTCCTTGGGGACATATCGACAGCGCAAAAGAAGTATCGCGAGGCATTTTCTGGGTATCGACTTCTTCACATGGCGGATATTATTTGAGCGAAGAAATGCACTCCAAAATGCCGGAGCAGCTTCGTTTCGAAAACAGTTATAGCGGAAGAGGAAGCCAGTGGTTCGAAGAAGACCTTGAATGGTCACTAGTGGTGGCATCGTTTCCAGAATGCTTTGAACCTAAGAACTGCATGTACGCGGTTAACGCTATCTCTTATTACAAAAGAAAAGCTAAAGGTGAATACTTTTTTGAGGCTGCCCAGTGGTTAAATTCGCCGGCAGGAGACGCGCTGAAAAGTAGGGCCCAGCTTTATCACGCTGAATCGGCCTGATTTTCCCCTTTTTCTCTTTTTTCTCTTTTATACACACTCGCCCGCCCGTGCATATTGCACGGGTAGGCATATCCCGCCCGCCCGGTATTTATATCCAGGTATTAACGGTAAAACCTTTACAGTATCGGCAAGTCATACACCGGAGCAACAACGCCCGGCAACCATAAACGGAGGCAATGCAATGACCGAGACAAACCACGCAAAAGACCAGGCCCGCGCCCAGCTTGATAACATCGTGAAACTGATTGCAGATTTAACCGATGCAGAAGAGTCGCGCAGCTGGAGCGACTATGACGCGGCAACGGAAGCAATTCAGGACGACGCGCTGGAAATCCAGGTTAGATCGGGCTGGACAAATCTAGGCGAAAAGTTAAAACGCGAAGAGTTTTATATATTGTTGTGCACTGGCGGCCCAGCGGTCCGCATTTTAGGCAGCTTCGATAGATTTAATTCGCTCACAGATTGCAAGTTGCAATATCAAGACTGGGGCACCGGGTGGATTAATTTCTACGACACAACCACGGAAGAGGATGATGCAATAGAACAATATTGCAGCCATTTTTTCCCGGGATAACCCAACCCCCTCCCCACACACACAACCCCAGAGGGCCCGCAAGGGCCCCAGAAAGGATACGACAGATGAACCCGATGCGAAAGATGCCAACAGTGGCCCTCGACGCTTTTGGCAAATCGATTGACATTCCAGTTGCGGCAGATTGCGAACTACAGAGAGCCATCGACATTCTTGTTGGCGGCAATCTAACAAAAGATGAACAGGCGTTCGTCGAAATGGCTTGGCAAAAAAGAAATTGGACAATCCGCGTAATTGTTGATGAGCTTCGCGAGAAACGAGGCATGGTGCCAGTTTTGTATGGTTTTGATTGGACTTCTTTAGGAGGGCACAAAAAATGACGATCGAAGAAATAAGAGCCAATTCCTACAACTTGCCAGGATGAGAGGGAATAACATGCAAGAGGATGAGTATTATCTTTCGGAGATATCCAGACTTCGCAAAAGCATTCGAGAATGTAGAAGCTGGATTGACACAGAAATTCAATGCTATTTTTCAATGTCCGGAAACCGCTTGAATTATCGGCGGTTACGCGGATACATCCAGAGTATCGAACACGACAAGCATTATATCCGCCTGAACATCCAGGCGTTGAGACAAAACCGCCGCGTTTTACCCCTGAAATAAGGAGCAACGGAAATGTATTTTATGAGTGCAAAATTCGGCGGAACATGCGCCGAAACGAATAAGCCGATAAAAAAAGGCGATCCGATTTTCTACGACAAGCGCAGACGCGCCGCCTATTGCCAGAACGCGACACTTTACAAAACAGAGTATGAACTTGAGAGAGCCAGGACATTTTCCCGGGCTTGGAATATGCCGGACTCTAATTGGTGAGAAAGGAAACGACAATGACAAAGGCAGAAGAAATCGAAATCTTGAGAGAAGCAGCGCAGCAGCTAGGCCCAGATTCTTATCTAGGCCCCTATATAATCGACCAGATTCCATATCTGCAAGAAATGATACGCCAGGATATTTTTCCGATATCTTTCGAAGCAATAACAACAATGTGCAAGCAGCGCATTGACGAGGTAACGCACTGGGAGCAACGCAAGATAAAGGAGAAAAACGACGAGATCGAACGCGCAAAACGACACGCCGCGCAGATAATCCAGGATGCACGCGACGCGGCCGAGACAATTCGAACCCGCGCCCGCCGCGCAGTTTTGGCAGCAATCGGAGAGGATTGAAAAAATCTTTTTTGTGACAGATAGCAACCTGTGACAGCGTACAACCCTTTTCCCCTTTACCCTGCCCTATGGACTGCAAACCATGGGCGCAGGTTTCTTACCCCCGACCACTGGCACCGACCTACGACAGGCAACACGACTAATTCACCACCACTGGAAAGGTGATTGACCATCAGGAGGAACACCCAGTGGCCTGGAGCCCCCACCCCCTTCTGGATATTGACCACACTCAGGTTTTGAATCCCACCCCCTCGGTGGTGGTGATTGTGCCGGCACAACTGGGTACAGGGCACAGTCGTTTTCGAAGTGGCAAAGTGAAAATTTAGTTACAACGGTTTTCGAAAACGGGGCAGCGTGGTACAGTGCAAACAGGGTATTGGTTAATACCGCGTGGTAGTACGCATAGTCCGGCCAACCCACGCCTAGCGTATCATACCCTGACAAAAGGTACAAGACTTGGCGGTAGATTTTGCTGCTGCATTTCGAGGTAAGGGGGAACTGCAAGTGGGGCAAATAGAAGGAGTTCCGGCAAGAGAGTTTTTGTCGATTGTTCGCAAGTCTGTACGGGAGCGGTGGCCGGTGTCGGCGGAACAGAAGGGCGTAACAGCCCGGCGAGTTGCGGAGATTATCGAGAATATCGACGGCAAATACTCCGAGAAGGATATGCTTACCGCCGCCCGGGTGCAGCTCGAAATGGACAACTCCAACATAAAGAACACCCTCGCACTCGAAGCAGCAGAACTCTCCCGCGAAAAGTTCGAGAAACTCTCCTCCCTCGAAAGCCTTATCACACACTCCCTCGCCGACGGCCCGCCTTCAGGCCCCGTCGTCTCCGATACTCCTATGCCCGCACTCGAATTTGTCGATGTTCTCTCCGAAGAAATCGATGCAGAAGATACACCGGGAGAAAATACCTGACTTATGCGAGTATCCGCCGATGTTATGATCTCCAAGCCGACGCCCCCGTGGCTGTTCGACGAATACGATCCCTGCCGCATGTCGATCTCGCGATTCAACAGGATCGTGCTGAACCGGCCCCCGTTCTGGAGCAAACAGGCCGAACTCGCCGAAAGTTTTCGATCTTACGAGACAACACTCTGCAAGGCAGGCAACTCTGTCGGCAAGTCTTTCTCTGTTGCCGCCCTTGTGCTGTGGTATCTCATGTACCACAAAAACTCCAAGGTCATCGTCACTGCCCCGTCCGAAACACAGCTCAAGGAAGTCTGCTGGGCTTATATCCTCAAGGCATTCCACGAATGCCCCTACAAACTCTTCCCCAAGGCAAGAGTTTACAAGCAGCCCATGAAGATCGAAATTGCCGAGGATTGGTGGGTACTCGCCTACTCCACCAAGAAGAAAGAACGCCTCTCCGGCCACCATGCAGGCAATCTCGCCTTTATCGTCGACGAAGCGTCCGGTGTCGATCGCGAAATCTTCGAAGCACTCGACTCCCTTGCCCCGCACCGCACCCTTTTGATCGGCAACCCGCTCCGGCCGGAAGGCGTTTTTTACGAACGCTGTATGAAACAGACCTCCATGCCGGACAAGAAGGTCAACCTCATTACAATCCCGTCCACCGACTCCCCCGACATCTCCGTCGAACACTCCGCTCGCGGTATGGCGTCGAAAGGATGGCTCGACAAGATGCGCCGCGAGTGGGGCGAAGGCTCGCTCTGGTGGAAGCCGCACATCCTGGCCGAGTTCCCCGAAGCCGATTCCCAGACACTTATCCCGCTCGACTGGCTGTTGGCCTGCGAAACAATCCCCTGGTCGCCCGGCGGCCCTAAACGTATCGCAATCGACCTGGGCACCGGCTCCGGCGGCGACCGTTCGGTCGTTCTTGTTCGCGACGACAACGGCATCATCGACTATTGGGAGTCCCGCATCGCCACCATGGAGGAAACAGCATGGAAAGCCTTCGAGTTCAAGCGAATGCACGACGTTTCCGACCACCGCATCACATTCGATCAGGCCGGTATCGGGGCCGACTTTGCATTCCGGCTCCGCTCTATCGGTATTTTCAACCCGACCCCGTATATGGGCGGCAAACCGGCCAACACCGCCTTCCGCAATATCCGAAGCTGGTCGTATTGGCAGCTCCGCAACCGGCTCGACCCCGCAGGTCGCTACTTCAGGCCGTTCTCCATGCCCACTCAATTCCTCTCCGCCATCAAGCGGGAACTCATGGCAATCCGCTACGATCTCAACGCTACCGATACCCTCGGGCTCAACGATAAAGAAGAAGTCATCAACCTGCTCGGCCACTCCCCAGACCTCGCCGACTGCCTCTCCCAATCTTTTGCATTTCTCGATTGACACGCATGTATTAACCAGTACACTTTTTATATCGGTATTAACCGATACTCTTGAAGGGCGCACGCATGGGAATCTCGCTCGGCTCCATTTTCAATCCGCTTGTCAACCCGACACGCAATATCGGGCTTGTTCCTGCGGTTCTGGTTGCCGACGATGCCGCTAAAGCCCGCGAAATCATCGAGTCCGGCTTCCCGGCCGATCAGACTCGCCTTGTGCTTGCCGGCGTCTGCCGCGACTGTTACGACGGCAACTTCATCCCCTACATCTCGGAATGGATCGGCAACGACCGGGCTCGCGATATTGCCGTCCGTTACTCCAAGATCATGCGGCGGACAGTCGATGTCCTTTCGACGCACCTCTACCGCAAAGGCCCGTTCCGCGAAATCTACGGCCATCCCGAAGCCACCGCGTTTCTCAACACGATCTACAAGGCCAACAATTTCGATTCGGTCATGCAGCTTGCCGACCGGATCACGCATATCAACGACGCCGCCGCGATCGAGTTTGTACCCAACGACGGCCCAGACGCCATCTCTGTGCCGGTCAAGATGCGCACCTGGGACTCGTCCGAGTTTGTGCCGTTCTTTACGTCCGACGACGCCATGGAGCCGTGGGCAATCGCCACCCTCTCCAACTTCGGCGACAATCGTATGGCCCGCTACTTCTCGGCCGACGAGATCTCCAAGTTCACCTCGCCGACACCCGTTATCCAGAGTTCGACCAACTCGGCCACCAACAAAAATGCCGGTATGAGCGAAGTTTTCGGCTACCCTCAGCCCAACTATCTCGGGGTTGTGCCGTTCGAGTATGTCCATTTCGAGATGCCCCGGAACTCGTTCTGGGTCTCCGGCCCCGGCCAGCACCTCTCCCATCTCAACATGCACGTCAACCGCCGCCTTTCCGATCTGGCCGACCAGATCATCCACTGGCGGCCCAAAGGCGTTCTCAAAAACACCAAAGCTGACTGGAACCTGCCTCGCGACCAGAAGCCGGGCCAATACACCCGCCTGGAATCGACCGGCAACGTCGAAATGACCAAGATGGAGGCCACCGCCGAATTTCTCGGCCCCGACCTCGGTTTTACCCAGTACGACTGGAACGATCTCACCCAATACATCGACCACATGGTCGAAATGGAAGGCGTGCCCGCCTCCACCATCCGCATGACACAGCAGGGCGGCACTTCCGGTGTTGCCATCATGTCCGAACAGCTTCCGCTTATCGAGCGTGCCGAAGCACGGCAGCGAACATTCGAGTATTTCGAACGCAAGATCGCCAAGAAATGCCTGACTATCGCCCGGCTGCAACTGCTCAGTGCCGAGATTCAGGACGAGCAGACTGCCCAGTATGTCATGGCCTACGACCAGATCCTTGCAGCCGCTCTTGCCGACTTCGATTCTAACTTCCGCATGATCTGGCCGATCATGACCAAGAACCGGCCAGGCCCGGAACGCGACGCCCACGACGCCTTCCAGCTCAATTTCAACATGAAATCGCGTACCACAATGGTCGCCGAAGACCTCAACATCCCCCAGGAAGAGGCTTACGCCAAAGTCCAGAACGAAATGGCCCTCATCATGCAGGAAAACATGCTGCTGGCTCAGGCCCAGATGCCGCTCCAGCCGCCCCCTGCACCGGAAGAGGAACAGGCTTCAGCCGAAGAAGACGAGAAAGGAGGGCAGGATGACGCGCAGAGCAGCAATTCTGCTGGTTAATGGGCTTGTCATGCCCAATGTTACCGTCATTCCGCCTGCCGGCAACATTACCACCACCGGCAACTACACGTTCACGGCCACCTGCCCCACCACAAGCCCCGCCTTCCAGTGGTCAGCAGGTGCCAATGCCACCATCGTCTCGGGCGGAAATACCGGAACCGTCACCGTCAGCTTTAGTTCGGCCGGCGTGCGAACACTCACGGTTGTCTGCACAAACTCCAGAGGGCTCACCCAAAACGGAGCCTGGATCGGAGCGGTCACGTCATGAGTAAGTGGAAACAAACCGCCGCAACATATCCCATCGAGTTTTATCCCGGCAACAACGTCACGCTGGCCTTCCAGATCACGTCACCGGTTACGGCCAACAACATCACGACCAATGTGCCCGTAAACATCACGGGATACCAGTTTGAAGCCAATTTGCTGGTAAACGGGCAAGTATTTACAGGCAATGTTTCGGTGATTAGTGCAGCTAATGGCACCATAGCCCCGGCCTTTTCACGAGAACTTACGGCCAATGTGCCTGAAGATTGCCACGGCTGGGAACTGGACATGACCGACGCAGCCAACTACAAGCGAACGATTCTGGCAGGCCCGGCCATTGCCAAGTGCAAAGGGGGCTGCAATGCCTGACCCTGCCAACTACCCAATTCAAATTGTAGTTCAAACAAACCAGCCGGACGAAATTAATCTTGTTTCAAATCCGGTATCGGTTATTGAAATTAAGTCAGAAGCCGCAAGCAATATCAATGTATTGCCCGCAACAGTAAATATAACTGAAGTCAGGACTAATCTGCCACCTGCCACCGCAAACACATTGGGCGGGATCATTGTTGGCGACAATCTGACGATCAACGCAAATGGCCTGTTGTCGGCTCAGGCGGGCGGTGTCAGCACGTTCAATAATCGTACGGGGAACGTGACACTTACGGCGAATGATGTTTCGGCGGTCGGCAATTCGCTGTATTTTCCGCTGAATGCCAACATTGTTAGCGGCAACGCGACGATAGCAGGGCAGGTTTATCAGCTTGCAAGTGGCAATGGAACACTTAATAAACGGACAATCTACGGCATCAGTAAAACAAACAATCTTGGCACCACTGAATATCAATTTGCAATCGGCATGACTTACGGCTTTCCAGCCGCTGGCAGCGTCTTTTTATCTCGTGCGTTCGATACCACAGTAAGTAGAGGGCTAAGTCAATCTGAGATTGACCTAAGCCCTGTTTCTGCGCAGCTTATTTCTACGAACAAACATGCAAACGGAACGCTGGTGAGTCAAGCAATATTCGGAGCGGCGGCCAGCGGTTCAACTTTGTATTATGAAGATCAGACAACTTTCTCATTTATGGAGGTTGGTGTCACCGGCATCCTTTTCTTTGGCGTGACATTTGGGGTAAACAATTCGCCACCCGGCCCAAATGAATTAATGACACGATCAACCTGCGACAATCGCTATGAGCCGATCACGAGGCGTAATTAATGCCATTTTCCGCATTAAAACACAAAGGTCTGATCTTTGACGCGACCAGCGACGCCAATTTCACCGGCAACGGCATTCATTGTTATGGCGGCCTTGAATACTTCGTTGCGTGCTTTCCCACCGGTGCAAACGGCGCACTGGAAGCTTATGAAATCGGGCAGAAAGTCGGCCTCTACAGCAGTAACGACAACGGCACGCTCTATTCTGAATGCGTGCTGGATAAAGGCAGCCTGGCAATCATTGCCAATAATGCCACTCTCTCAAATGTCACAGTCTGGGGCAGTGATTCGATCCTGACGCAAGGCCGGGGAGATGGACGCTATGCCACGCCCGCCAATCTGACCGCCTATCTGCCTTCCGCCAATTTCACCTACGCAAACATCGGCGGAACAATCCCTACGGCAACAAATACAACGCTCGGAGCAATTAAAGTAGGATCAAACTTGACTATATCCAACGGCACACTGTCGGCAAGTATCCCGGCTGCTGGTTTTACTAATGGTGATACCTTGAACGGGGGGTCATACTGATGCCCACGTTTAACGGTACAATCGTGCTGAAAAACAACAGCACTGCCGGAGCGGCCCCGGTTGCTGGCAATCTGACAAACGGCGAGATTGCGATCAATACCAAAGATGGGATCATCTACAGCAAAACAAGCGA